TTCCTGCGCGTGGGTGCCTCCCATTCCGTACCCAACCGACGGTGCTGAATACTATTGGGATGATGCAACTCGTGGCTGGTACAAGCTTACTTCTTTGACTACGATTGGATAATCATGGACAGACCTCACGTGCAAATCAGTTGTGTGTCTAACGTGTTTGTGAAACAGATGCGTTTTATCAAGGCGGGCGATACCGAGCAGGGACACTCCCACTGCTTTGATCATCTGACGCTGCTGGCTACGGGGAAGCTTCGCTTGACTGCGCTGGGAAAGTCTACTGATTTTACTGCCCCGCACCATATTTTCATTAAAGCGGGCGTCGAGCACGAGCTGCTTGCACTTGAGGATGAAACGGTTGTCCACTGTATTCACGCGTTGCGTGATGGTGAGCGGGTAGAAGATATTGTGGACCCTGCCTCCTTGCCGGTAAGCGTAGATTTGTCGATGGGCAATTTTTACCCAATGACGACAGACGAGCTTGCCGTTGTCTCAGGGGTTGCATGATGCGCTACGAAATTGCACCCAATTTTTTGACGCCTGAAGAGTGTGCCCAGCTTAATGGGGTGACGCAGTATGGTCACGACAATGGGCAGATGACGCTTGGCCAAAACACGACGCTTAGATACACGTCTCGGCTGGACACAGCTTTGTACAATTACCCGCAAGGCGTGCTAGATTTAGCCACTCGCGTTCGCGCATATTGCGGTGTGTCGGCATACCCCATTATTGATGGCCCCGCCCAGCTTTGGGCGTTCATTGTGACGCAAGCATCGGAGTCCGGTGGAGCGCAGCAAATTAACGGCATCGAGTATCCGGTTAACGTGGGCGACCTCTACTGTTATTTGACCTCAGAAAATTACCAGTACACAACAGCTGTCTTGGGTTCTACCCCGCGCATCTGCTGGATGTTTGGCAACTGGGTTCCGGCTGCGGATTGGGAAAACGGCACGATCATCTTCGGAGGCTGAAATTGATCCTGTCACTGCGTTCACGATGGTCTCTGGCGCTATCTCTGGTGTCAGAAAGTTGTGTGCGCTGGTCAAGGAAGCTCAAGCAGCTGGTAAAGAAGTAGCAGACCTGACGAGCCAAGTAACCCACCATGTTGGCAAGGTACTTGAGCACACGCAGACGCTGAAGAAGGCGGAGCTAGAGGTCAAAAAGAACCCACCCAAGGACAAGTCCTTGCAGGTTCTGGCGTTTGAGGAGGTGGCTCGCAAGATGGAGCTGAAGCAGCAGTATGAGCAGCTTCGCAACATGATCATCTACGAGTTAGGTTTGCCTGGAGGGTTTTGGCAGACTTTGAGCAGACGCTGTTCCGGTTGGAACAAGAGCATGAAAGGGACTTAGAACTAGCGGAGCAGATGCAAAGGGAGCTGGAATGGCAACGCAGGGTCAAGCTAGATCAAATGCAAGAGGTGGCCTTGGAGGTGGTAATCGTTCTGGTAATGCTGGCGTATCTGGTCGCTCTAATCTGGTCAGTGATGTTACACCAGAAGAACCGATTGGGGGTTTGGTTGGTATGACGATCATGGCGTTTCTGTTCGCCATCATGCTGCCGGTGATGATGTTCATGTACATTGATATGCACAAGCTCAGGCTGGAGAACGAACGGATCACGCAGAAAATCGGCAAGTACCGACAACTGATTGAAAGGTGCGACAGGTGAGCGAGCAGGACAAAACGCTGGGAGTGTTAGATCGCATACTGACGTATGTGGATAGTCCGTTCAAGCTCATCGCCCTCTTGGTCATGTTCGTCTTTGGGTTCTGCGCTTGGTTTGTTTACAGCAACCAAGAGCTGCTGGTTGGGGCCTACAAAGAAAGCCAGAAGCTACCCAGCATCAATGAGTCCCGGGCGGACGACGCCGCAGCAATCCTCTTCAAGTACGGTGGTGCACAGACTGTGGCCATCTTCAAGGTAAACCCGTTATTTGGCACCCGGGTCTTGTACCGGGCGTATACAAAGGAAGGGCGCGACAAGCGCATGGAGGGCATCGATGTCGGTCTCTTTACCCAGAATCCCAACAATAATGCAGACGTTGTCAAACTTATGGCAGGAGAGACGCCATGCAGTGATTACGCAAAGCCACAAAGCGAAGTCGGCCTGTGGTACGTCGAGGCTGGTGTCACCTACGGTTGTCGTATCTCTGTACCACCCGACGCAACACGTTTCATCGGTCAAATTACCGTCGGGTACAAAGATCGACCTGAGAGCGTAGAGGACGCCCAGTCCATGCTGCTCATCGCTTCATCAATGTTAACCAAAAAGAGTTACTAATGCTGACACTATTTTCTACCCTGATCTCGTTTTTGATGGGCGGCTTGCCCAAAATTCTGGACTTCTTCCAAGACCGCAGCGACAAGAAGCATGAGCTGGAGTTGGCCCAGATGCAGATTGCCCGGGAGCTTGAGATGCGCAAGCTGGGGTTTGAGGCCCAGGAGCGGGTTGAGAACATACACACCCAGCAGCTTGAGATTGAGACCAAGTCCAACGAAAAGGTCTCCATGATTGCTGCCCAGCAAGCTGAGATGCAGGCCATCTACGCCCACGACACCGCGCTCAACGAGGGTACTAGCCAGTGGATGAAGAACTTCCGGGCCAGCGTGCGCCCAGCCATCACCTATGGTTTCTTCTTGTTGCTGGTTGGTATTGACTGCGCTTTGGTGTGGCATGGCATCACAACCGGCGTTGGGTTCCAAGACATGGCCGACCAGCTGTGGGACGACGAGACCCAGGCTCTGTTTGCTGCCATCATAAGTTTTCACTTCGGCGGTCGGGCATTCGGCAAATGAACGTCAGCCCCAAAGCTGTGGCCATGATCAAGCACCATGAGGGTGTAAGACAAAAGCCTTACCGTTGCCCAGCCAAGCTCTGGACAATCGGCGTTGGACATGTGTTGTACCCGGAGCAGGGGAAGTTGCCCATTGACCAGCGGGATGGGTTTGCCTTGAAGATCGAGGACTTCAGAACGTTTGAAATGGACGAGATCGATGGAATACTTCGCGCAGATCTGGCTCGCTTTGAGCGAGGGGTTCACACCTACATCACTGCTCCTCTTACACAAGGCATGTTTGACGCTCTTGTGTCTTTCAGTTTTAACGTCGGTCTTGGAACACTCCAGCGTTCGACGCTTCGTCAGAAGCTCAATCGGGGGGACAAAGAAGGCGCAGGACAGGAACTATTGAAGTACTGCATGGCTGGTGGCAAAATACTGAAAGGGTTACAAAAACGTCGACTCGACGAGCACGCCCTGTTCATGTCGTAGGAGTCCAGATGCCCTTACAGAAACTTCAGTTCCGACCGGGTGTCAACCGGGAATCAACCACGTTGGCCAACGAGGGCGGTTGGTTTGAGTCCGACAAGGTGCGCTTCCGTTCCGGCTATCCTGAGAAGATCGGCGGCTGGGTAAAAGACCAAGGCATACCTACAGAATCTGCGCCCCCTACAGGCACGTTTTGGGGTATATGCCGATCGATGTGGAACTGGATTACCTTGGCCGGTTACAACCTGCTGGGCCTTGGAACAAATTTAAAGTTTTATATTCAGAACGGCCCCAACGGCGACTTCCATGACGTGACGCCAATTCGATCCACCGTTACCGGGGTGACCAACGCCTTTACTACAGACGGGACAACGACGGTTATTGTCAATGATACCGGGCATGGGGCGCAGAACAATGATTTCGTGACCATCTCTAACGTTACCGGTCCAGTAAATGGCATTCCGGCAGCGGACTTGGAAAACGAGTTCCAGATTACGTACATTGACAATGACCACTATTCGATCGTATCCCCGGTAACCGCCACGTCTAGCGGGACTCCGGCAGTGGACGCGGACTTTCAGTACCAGATCAATACCGGCAGTGACGTGTTTTCGTTTGGTGTTGGCTGGGGCGCTGGTGCTTGGGGCGGCGTTAGTCCTGGCGGCAATACTGGCTGGGGTGCTGCTGCATCGTCTGGCATTGGCCTGCAACTTCGTCTGTGGAGCCAGGCCAACTTTGGCCAGAATCTTATTTTGAACCCGCGTGGTGGCCCGTTGTACTACTGGGTGGTGGATGCGA